TCATCAATACGCAAGACAATCCTGTGTTAACTACATCATTAGATTATGCAAACTATGTTGGCAATGTAACTATACAAGGTTCTACATTAGTTGACTCAGATTTCTATGATATCAATTCATTTCGATATGGTAATGCGGCAAATGGCAACAGTCAATCTGGAACAATTGGATACACTGTCAATGGATATCATCCATTCATTAAACTTAAATTTGAAGCAAATGTGGGTAACATAGTCACTATTTTGGCAAGATAACTTACCCATCGCACTTGTTTTAACACTCTCTTTCGTGTATAATAACAATTATGTTTGACATACTCACGGTTATACCCGGCAAAAAGAAACAGACGCAAAGTGGCTGGACATCGTTCAATGCTCCTTGTTGTTCTCATAATGGCCATAACCCTGACAAACGTATGCGTGGTGGAATCAAAGCAGACGGAGACGATTGGCAGTTTCATTGTTTTAATTGCAACTTCAAATGCGGCTTTAAACTAGGCAGAGCAATCAGTAGAAAGACTCGTTCATTCTTAACATGGTGCAACATGCCAGATACAGATATTAACAAGTGGTCTTTGCATTCTATTCAACACAAAGACTTATTAGATTCTATCTTGCATAAAAAGAAACAAATTAAATTACCTAAATTCAAAGAACAACAGATGCCAGAAGGCGAACTGATTTATACTGCGAACAAAGATCATCAAGTGTATATCGATTACTTAAACAAAAGAGGCTTACAACACAATGACTACCCTTTCATGGTCAATCCTAAAGCAGAAGGCAGAAATGCACAGGGCATTGTTATACCTTACACATATGAGAACAAAGTAGTTGGTAGTACAATTAGATTTATGGATGATAGAAATCCTAAGTTTATTAATGATCAACAACAAGGTTATGTGTTTGGTACAGACTTACAGAAAGAAGATTGGGAAGTTGTTTTAGTGTTTGAAGGTATCTTTGATGCAATATCAATGAATGGATTAGCATTGACACATGATACGATTAATGATAATCAAGTTGCTGTAATTAACAAATTGGGCAAACGTGTTATTGTCATTCCTGATCAGGACAAGACAGGATTAGGTATATGCGAAAGAGCATTAGAACTAGGTTATGATGTATCATTACCCAACTGGTCAGAAGATATTAAAGATGCAAATGATGCAGTAATTAAATACGGACGTTTGAATACACTACTAAGTATATTAGACTCCGCTACAAACAGTAAAATCAAGGTGGAAGTTATGAGGAATAAAATTGCTAAAAGAATTTAACGCAGACGTACAAGAATTGTTCTTGCGAATGATGGTAACAAACGCAGAGTTGTTTGTTAGGGTTACTAACATCTTTAACTCTGAAAACTTTGATAGAAGACTACGACCTGTTGCAGAGTTTATGAGAGAACACTCTACTAATTATAAAGTATTGCCTGACTCAACACAAATCAAAGCAACAACAGGTGAAACTATTGAGCCTGTTGCTGATTTAGATGAAGGTCATTATGAATGGTTTATGAATGAGTTTGAATCATTTACTCGTAGACAAGAATTAGAAAGAGCAATCATGGAGTCAGCAGACCTTTTAGAGAAAGGTGATTATGACCCTGTCGAAAAGTTAATCAAAGATGCAGTTCAGATATCATTACAAAGAGACTTAGGTATCGATTACTTTGAAGATCCTAGGGCTCGTCTTATGCATTTGAAATCAAGTAACGGTCAAGCATCTACTGGTTGGCCTTGTTTAGATCAAAAACTCTATGGTGGATTCAACAAAGGTGAACTACAAATCTTTGCAGGGGGTTCAGGTTCAGGTAAGTCATTGTTCATGCAAAATCTATCTGTTAATTGGGTAGAGCAAGGCTTATCAGGTGTGTACGTCACACTAGAGTTAAGTGAAGAACTATCAGCAATGCGTGTCGATTCAATGTTGACTGATACTAAAACAAAAGAAGTGTTCAGAGACTTGGACAATGTTGAAATGAAAGTAAAGATGAAACAAAAAGCATCTGGACACTTTCAAATTAAGTATATGCCGGCACAGTCTACAGTTAATGATCTTAGAGCATTTACTAGAGAACTACAAATACAAACAGGAAAGAAACTAGACTTTATGTGTGTTGACTATTTGGATTTGTTAATGCCTGTAAGTGCTAAAGTAAGTCCTAGTGACTTGTTTGTTAAAGACAAATATGTATCAGAAGAATTACGTAACTTGGCAAAAGAATTAGATATAATTTTTGTAACTGCATCACAGTTAAACAGAAGTGCAGTAGAAGAAATCGAATTTGATCACAGTCATATCTCAGGTGGTATCAGTAAGATTAACACAGCAGACAATGTGTTCGGTATCTTTACATCACGCAGTATGAGAGAACGTGGACAGTATCAGATTCAGTTAATGAAGACAAGATCAAGTGCTGGTGTAGGACAGAAAGTTGAATTAGCATTCGATGTTGACACATTGCGTATTACAGACCCTGGTACTAGTGCTCCAACTCAGAATACAGCACAACCGTCTGCACAATCAATCATGGATAAGTTTAAAACAACATCACAAGTAGGAGCAACTGATCAAGCAGTACATGAACAAGTTGATACAGAACAAAAGAAAGTAAATGGTGATGTACAAAGTACTAAACTCAAGTCATTACTGAATACATTGAAAGACAAATAATATCCGTTTTGATTGGTCAAGACTAAATAGTACTAAGGAAATTACACTTATGCAAAAGAAAACAAAAAGCCTGCTAGAAGAACTAGAAAATTTTGGTACTAACCGAGATATTCCTCATATTGTCGAATCACGCGGCAATAATATCATTACTAGTGCTGTTAATCTAATTGAATTTATAGAACGCAATTATGATGGTACTCAGGCCGTTCAATTAGAAAAAAAATTGCTAAGTGCTATTAGAGGACGAGATAAAAGTCGTTTCTCAAAGACAATCAAAAAATATCAAGGGTAAGCAAACATGAAGTTTGATGATGTAACAGCAGTTGAAATAAAGAATACAAGTCTTACTGAGTTGGGAAGAAAAGGCCCTAGAATGAAAGGCGGAGCAAAAGGAACTTACGTAGACGAATTAGCAAAACAAATTTTCCTTGATAACTTTATGAGTTCTGCATTATTATCTATTGAATCAGCCATTGCATCAGGTCTAATTATGGAACCTACAGGAGCAGAAGGCTCAGATGGTGGTGAAAACAACGATGTAAGAAAAAACAAAGATGGTAAAAATTATTTAATGCCTGGCTTCCAAGAAAAAGCAAGGCGAATGTTTAATCCTAAGATGTCTGGTCATATGCAATATGGAGAGTATATTCCTAATAAGTCTGATTACGGCAAAGAGACTGATGGATTTAATAATGTTAAAAGTCCACTTAAACGTAAGAAACAATGGCAACAATTTACCCTTCAACAGATGAAAGATAAAGGTTTAACCACACAAGAAATTCAGAGAGCATATCCAGGATTTACTGGAGATATGAATGAGTGGGTTAAGTTAGTAAATATGAATTATATCTTAGAATCTATTATTACTGAAGAAGAATTAGGACCACGAACTTTAAAAACTTTTTTAAGAGATTGGTATGGTCAATGGATGACTGGTGTACCTCTTAACAAAACTGCAATGACATCTAATTCAATCATTGATGAAATTGAGGCTGTATACAACGCATCAAAAAATACATCAAGACCTAATATAGATAAAAACTTACTTATGAAATTAGGAAATGCTTCATATGGAGCATCTAAATCTCACGGTATTCTTCCTAAGGCACAAGCAGGCTTTTCTGCCCAACAAAGAAAAACAATGCAAGACGCTGGCCTAATAGGTCCACAGCAACAGCAACAATCAGCAAAACAACAAACTGATCAGCCACAAAAACAAAAAACAATAGTTAATACGAATCCTGGATCATCTACTGCAACAACTGGAACAGCAGACGATACCGGTTCAACTACTACAGATCCGACAAGTGGAAAAGGCGTTGACTATAATATTAAACCTAATGCAGTATTAGATGTTGGTAGCAACAAATATCAATATTCACAAACAGAAGATCAATGGATAAACACAGAAACGAGTCTTCCAGCTGAGTCTCAAATACAAGATAAATTAAATAATTATGTTGCTGTAAGTGATAAATTTCAAGTTCCAATTGCAGTAACCGAGCCTGATGCAGAACAAGGTGAACTTGATTTCTCAGAACCAAAAGTAGATGATGAGTTTAAAGATAGAGATAGACGAGCCGCAAAACGTAAAAAAGATGAAGTATCAGAATCTAAAACTAACTCAGCACTAAGAGCAGAAAAAATCGCACAACTGTCTACGAGGTAATAATGAACCTCAGTGAATCTATCTCTAATACATTACGTAAATTAGAAAAAATTAATTTAGTCGAAGGCTCAGGACATTTAGAACATCCTGAAGACCTTGTATTCCTAGGTGATGAACAAGGTGCTAGAGAAGCCATCAAACAGATAGAAGCAACTATCAACTCCCCTAACAGTATTACAATTAAATGGGACGGTTATCCTGCATTGATATTCGGTCGTGGTAAAGACGGCAGATTCTCTGTTATGGACAAACATATGTTCAATAAGAAAGATGGTACAGGTAGACAAGTATTCTCACCGAAAGAATTTAAAGCATATGATGATGGTCGACAAGTAAACAGGGGAGACTTGTATAGTATTATCGAAAGAGTCTGGCCTGGACTTGAAGCATCAGACAGAGGAGCTGGTTTTTATTGGGGAGACCTATTGTTTAGTGAGCCATTAGTAGATAATGACGGCGTGTTTAGATTCAAAGCAAACCCTGGTGGTATCTCATACACAGTAGATGCTGATAGTGAAATTGGTCATTTACTTGCTGACAAGCAGGCAGCCATAGCAGTACATCAATATATTCCACCTAATGCTATGACAACTGACGAAGCAGAATCACTCAATGGATCAATAGGTACATTAAAAAATAATTCAACAGTTGCAATTGTTCCTAGTAAAATGCCTATAACACCCAATTTAAAGATCAATAGCAAACTTAAACAAAAAGCAGAAGCAGAGATTAATCAAAATAGTAATGCTGTTAAAGCATTATTTCAAACAGCACCTCAAGCACGTAATGGATTTAACATGCTGTTTACTGTTTTTGTTAATAAAAAAATTGTTTCAGGTGATCTACAAAATCTTTATGCAGACTTCATTACGTTTGTCGAAAACAGAAAATTGACAGACAAAATGAGAGAAAAACTTATGATGCATTTCAATGCACATAAAGACGGCGTAATAGGTGCATTCAAAATATGGATTGCATTATACAATCTTAAACAAAACGTTGTCGATCAACTTGATCAAGCCGCAAAGTCAAGTCCTGTCAAAGGATTCTTAGATGATGGCACTGAAACACATGAAGGTTTCGTTGCTAACGGACTCAAATTTGTTAATAGAATGGGCTTTGCTCGTCAAAATTTAGCCGCTAGAGGCTAACTAACTCCCACATTTTCTTCACAAAGGACTAAATATTAGTATGAACCTCATGGTGAGGGACAACAAACTAAAAAGTGCATGGAACGTGTACTTTTAAAACAAAAGGAAAAGAAAATGGCACAATTTACAAGAGCAAATGGTGACTTTTATCCAGTATTACGTTTAGACGCAACTGGATACTCAAACCCGGGTGTTAACGCAATTGAATCTGCGATGACAGTACAACCACAAGGACCGAAACTTGATTATTTCACAGTTACGGCTGCCGGAGCATTAACAACAACTGATATTAAAAATGCATTCGACACAATTCAAGGCAAAGGAATCGTCTATATCTATGAATACACAGATACTGGATCAGATACACTTGCATTTGCAATTTATCCTACAGCGGCTTGGACTACAACAACACTAGATACTGATCTAAACACAGCAGGTGGCGGATTGGCATCATGTGTTACTACAGCAACGGCAACATTCACTAACTAAGAAATTAGTTAAAGAATTAAAAAGCCTCTTTTATTAGAGGCTTTTTTTTGGCTACTAAATAGTAGTATGAAGACCATAACTTGTTTCACATTATTTGACATTACTAATACTAATGTTCTCAACAGAGCAAAGCCTGTTGGAGATAATGTAGACTTATGGAAAGTTCAACGAAATTCACAAGCAAACTTTGATACTATACTACAATGTATTAGTCTACGAGGTACCCCGGACATATTACATTATCCTCATCATATGTCACAAAATAATACACAAACTCCTGAAAATCATTTCGGATTCTTAATAGAACAAGAGCAACAAAAAGATTTTTGGTACTGGAAATTTGATTTCCGAGTGCAAAGTAATTCAGTGTTTACTGATGAAGTAGACTCTTTAGGTTATCTTACAAAAGATTGCCATGAGATACCTATGATTAAATGCGGTACTGAATGTTTAGAGTTACCTAATTTTTTAGATACTACCCCGGAATTAAATAACATATACTTTATGGAGAATGTATGAGAAAGAAGACGAATGTGAATGATGCTAGAGATAAGATTAAACAAATGTTTAAAGCGGAGATGATTAAAGAACTACAAAATCTTTATATCAGCAATGACAAGAACGGTATTAAGGCGTTTGGCAGGTTTAAAATACGCAATCAAAAACAAACAGGATTGTTTACTGTTGCTGAATCTCATTGGGAGACTTCACCTGAATTTCTTACTGCAAGAAATGCTATGGCATTTTGTGTGTTTCAACACAATAAACAAAGAGATAATGCATCTAAAGTGTATAAGTTAGACGGACAACTAGGTTCTATTAATTTAGATATTGCTGTTCATACTCGTGGATACAAGACAAAAGCAAATGATTTAGACTTGAGACTTATACAATTGACTAAACTACAAAACGATTTAGAAAAGAAAAAACAAATTGTAATAAGGTTAGAAGGACTCATAAATACATCTAAAGAACAACAGCGTAGAATCTTTGATGAACACAAAAAGAATCGACACAGAAAGACCAGAAATTCTGTGTCTGATGATAAATACATTATATCTACGACAGATTACTAGGAATTTAATATGAAACTTAATGATTTAAACAAGCAAGAAGTTGCAGTCAAGGCTTTAAAAGAAAACTTTGAAGTTGACCTGAACATCAAAGGCTTAAACAAAAACCAAACTCAAACCATGCACAACAAAGTGAGAGGTTTGATTTCTGAAGCAAAAGCATCTAAAAACTTCGGAGCAGAATATCCATCATACATGAAATTAGTATTCATGGAACAAGCACTTAAAGAGCATTATAAAGTTGCTAAGGTTGCACCAAGAACTAGAGTGATTACTGAGAACGAAGAAGTTAATCGTTCACAAGTTATTTTAGCCGCTCAGGATATGGTAGACTCAGTACAAAAAATGTTAGAAGAAATTTCTGACATGATGGTCAAAGAGATGCCAGCATTGATCGATAGTGTACAAACAGAAATTGGTGTTAACGAAGCACAAGCATTTGATCAAACAGCAGGACAAGCACTTGCAGAATTAAATCAGTGTCTAGTATCAGTCAAAGGTCAACTTGACCAAGCATTAGCAGGCATTACAGGCGGAGACGTTGTAGATGCATTTGATGGTGATGTAGATATGGGCATGGGTGACGGCGAAGTTGATGTTGACAGCATGGATGTATCAGATCCTGCAATGGATGTAACAGGTGATATGGGAACTGATGTTGTAGACATGAGTGCTCCAGATGCAGTTGTTGGAGACATCGAAGATGTTAACGTAGACGTATCAACAGGACCAGTCGGTAGAGCAAGAAGGTAAAGCACATGCGGCTTTACGAGTTTGTCGATCCTCAAGACGGTAACGCAATGGCAGCCAGCATTGTTGCCGTCTCTAATCAATTACAGCAACATGTAGAAGATGGATCCATTGATCCAGACAACTATACAGTTGATGAATTACTCGAATTATTCCAAAATAATGACATCATACTTGACGTACAAGACTTGTACACAATGATGGAGAAACCTCTCCTTAAAGGTGTCATAGCAAACATACAAGGCGATAAAGTAACCTTTAAAGGACATGAGCCTGTCACTATCGATCCCGGTGAAGAAGAATCAGGCAACGATACTGTTGCTAAAATGGCTAATTCTGCGATGAACAAAAGATCGTAGAACACTCTACAGTATATACCCAATTTACTAGCATCTCAATAACAAATACTTTATAATAACTTATCGAGGTATTAAATACAAGTATGGACGTTACAGAAAAAGCAAAAGATAAAATCAAAACTCACTTAACCAATCGAGGCAAAGGTGTAGGTATACGTATAGGTATTGAAACTACAGGTTGTAGTGGATTTGCATATACCCTTGAGTTTGCAGACAATATTAATGAAGAAGACATTCTAAATGAATACGATGGTTTTGCAATCTTAATAGACCCAAAGGCTAATGACATACTTGAAGGAATCACAGTAGACTATCAAAAGAAAGGACTCAATGAAGGCTTTGAATTCATTAATCCACTAGAGAAAGCACGTTGTGGTTGCGGAGAGAGTTTTACAATTTGAATCTAAAAGTATCACACTTAGTTGTCAACGGATGCAGTTACACATATGGACATGGTATATGGGATCCTATCAATGATGCCTGGCCATCTATTATTGCAAAACGCTTAGGTGTTCCTTTAATCAATCTTGGTATACCCGGTCAAGGCAATACAGCAATCTATCGTAGAACAATGCAATACTTCTACAAAGACTTATTTAACGACAACAATCCTTTTTATATTCATGCATACTCTCAATCATCACGTAGAGAATGTTACTTATCAAAGACACATCAATTTCAAATAGTCGATGGAGAGGGAGAAATTTCTAAATTAGAAAAAGAAGTTATCTTAAACTCTGACGATCATTACTATGGTTTACTACAACAAAACAAGTTACATAACTGGGCGAGTATTAATAATCTGTTAGATGCTTACAATGTTTCGCATTTTATGTCTGATTATATGCCAGAAACAAACGGTAGTTCTAAAGCATTTCAGGAAAAACATGATACAATTCTTCAGAATGAACTAGAATGTCATCCTGGCAAATTAAAAAACTTTAATGACATAACTAGAGGCTTAGAGAAGACATCTTGTTTACATGAAACTGAAGAAGGACATCAATATCTTGCAGATTATATTTGGGAACAAATAGAAAAAAGATATGATAACATCGAAGTGATAGATTTACCTCATGCAAAATTACATGACATCTTAATTCATACTCCTAAAACAATAGAAGATTTAAAAAGATCACATCACAATCCAATAGACTATTATCCACTTGATTTTGCTAGAAATGTTTATTATATGCATGAATTAGGAATGGATTATACTAAAAGAAACTGGGCAGGTCGTCCACAACTAGATCACACATCACAGAGGCCATAATGATAATAGACAAATACCCATACCAAGAACTAAAGAAAAAGAATATAGACGGTTCACGTAGATATCTTACACCAGACGGAGGAAAACTCCCTAGTGTCACTACAATATTAAGTGCTACTGCATCTGAAGAAAAGAAAGCATCTTTAGACAATTGGCGTAAGAGAGTTGGCTATGCTAAAGCACAAGAGATCACTACAGAAGCCGCAGGTCGCGGAACACGTATGCATAAATGGTTAGAGAACTATGTGCTAAGTGATACTGGCGACATGGGACAGTACGGATCAAACCCATACAGCAAACAAAGTCATATTATGGCACAAGAAATCATTGACAAAGGATTAGTTAACTGTGAAGAATTTTGGGGAACTGAAGTAACATTATACTTCCCTCAAATCTATGCAGGAACAACTGACTTAGTAGGATTGCATAACGGTGACGAAGCAATTATGGATCACAAGCAAACAAATAGACCTAAGAAACGTGAGTGGATCGATGATTACTTTATTCAGATGACTGCTTATGCTGATGCACATAACGAACTATACGGCACAAACATTAAGAAAGGTGTTATCTTTATGTGCAGTAAAGACTTTGAATACCAAGAGTTTATTGTTGAAGGAAAAGAGTTCGACAAGTATCATCAACTGTGGTTAAAGAAGTTAGAGGAATACTACACCAAGTACATCTAAGAAAAGACCTCATTGATTTAAAATCAATGATAAATAAGTATAATCAAAGGAAAAGATTAGACTTATGAGCATTATACAAATCTCTAAAATTCAACAAAGGGCTGGTAACTTAGTTGACTTACCACAATTAGACGAAGCAGAAATCGGTTTTGCCAGTGATGCGAAAAGAGTCTTCATAGGTAAAACTACAAGCGGTCTAGAAAACATTGAAGTACTAACTTCTTATTCAGATATTACTTTTAGTCAGATCGATGGTGCTGTTGGAAACCTAAACATATCAAACTCATCTGTCGCTAACGGTCAAGTACTTACTTATGACGGAACGAATTGGGTAAACAGAGGTGGTGCGGCAGGAGGCCTAGTTGATCTAGGTGAGATTAGTAATGTTCAAATAGACGGCGGTTCAATTGGATATACAATTGAAACTGATGGTTTAGGAAATCTTTCTTGGACACCTAAAGGAACAATCACAACAAATATTGAAGATGTATCACAGGCTAATCCTGGTGTTATTACTTCAACAGCAGAAAACTTTTTAACATCAGGGCAAGAAGTTACAATCACTGGTGCAGTCGGTATGACTGAATTAAACGGTGGCACATATTATGCCAACGTTTTGACTGCAAATACATTCTCGTTATATTCTGATACAGCATTAACGACTCCAGTAGACACTTCAGCATTTACTGACTATTCATTTACAAGTGTAACAGCAACCGCAACAGCAACTAATCAGATTACTGTTGGAGCATCTAGTATCTTTGCATTAAATATTCCTGTTAGATTTACAGGTGATGTAACCGGTACTACATTAAATATCTCCAACACTTATTATGTTAATTCTAAGCCTGGTGGTACAACAATCACAGTTTCTGATACTGTATTTGCAAATGGTGTTGCCGGTCCTATTAAAGCATTAACAAGTGCTACCGGATTAACAGCAAATATATATGGAACAGGTGGTAGAGCAGTTGCGGCAGTCGGTGGCGGATCAGGTGGATCAGCGGCATCAGGCAGTAACACAAGTGTTCAATACAATAATTCAGGTGTTGAAGAGGGTGACGGAGACTTTACTTGGGACTTTAGTTCAAATAAAACACTTACAGTTAACGGTAATGCAAATGTAGGAAACTTAAATGCGACTGCATCAGTAACATCATCCAGATTGATTTCAAACGTAGTAACAGGTACATCTCCGATCTCAGTAGATTCTACAACACGTGTAGCAAACTTAAGTGTTGCTTATGCAAACGTAACAGACAACAGTGTCGTAGGTAATCTTACTACAGGAAACTATTTCCCATCTTTAGTATCTTCATCAGGTACAGGTAACAAACCATTAAATGTAAGCGGAAGTTATATATTTGATACAGCCAATGCAAAATTAGCATTAGGTAATTTAGCGGCAACTTATGATGTAGCCGCATCAACATTTACAGGAAGTTTAACAACAGCCGCACAGCCAAATGTCACATCTTTAGGAACATTAACTGGACTCGGTGTTAACGGAACAATTACTGCTTCAGCAATCACAGCAAACACAGGAGTGTTTACAGGTGATGCAGGTGGACTATCTAATGTAGTCGGAGCAAATGTAACAGGTAGTGTTCCGAGTGCAACAAGTGCAACAACTGTAACTCAACCCGCTCAAGCAAACATCACTAGTGTCGGCACATTATCAGCATTATCTGTCACAGGTAATGCGTCTGCAGGTAACGTATTAGGCACAGGTGGTGTCTTTACATATGTAGCCGGAGACGGAGCAAACTTAAGTGCTATAACAGGTGCGAATGTAACTGGTGCAGTAGCATATGCAACAACTGCTAACGCAGTAGCCGGTGCTAATGTAAGTGGACAAGTAACATTTGCAGGAACAGCAAATGCAGTAGCAGGTGCAAACGTCAGTGGAGAAGTTACATTCGCGGCAACAGCAAACGCAGTTGCTGGTGCTAATGTATCTGGCGAAGTAACATTTGCCGCAACTGCTAACGCAGTAGCAGGTGCAAACGTCAGTGGCACAGTTGCTTTAGCAACGACTGCTGGAACTGTAACAACAGCGGCACAGCCTAATATAACATCAACGGGTACTTTGACATCACTTACTGTCTCGGGTGCGTTAGATGTACTCGCAGGTACTCTTACAGCAGATACATTGACAACAGGTGCATCAGGTACAGCAGGAGTAATCACAGGTAATTGGTCACTCTCATCAGGTTCTCGTCTATCAGCAACTTATGCGGATTTGGCTGAGTACTATAAAGGTGAAAAAGCCTATGAAGCAGGTACTGTAGTATGTTTCGGTGGAAGTGCAGAAGTTCATATCTCAGAAGAAAAATGCAGTAGACGAGTAGCAGGAGTAGTATCAACTAACCCAGCATACTTAATGAACTCAACATGTTCAGGAATACCAGTTGCCGTCGCACTACAAGGTAGAGTACCAACTAAAGTTACAGGAACATGTGAAAAAGGTGACGTAATGGTAAGTGATGGACTAGGTGGAGCAACTGCTTGGTATCATGTTGCTACACAAATGCTTCCGGGCGTAGTGATTGGCAAATCAATCGTAGATAAAGACACAACTGAAATGTCTACAATTGAAATAGCAGTCGGCCGACTCTAAGTTTCCCCTCAATTCCTATACAATTAGATAAATACATTTGATTGTTCTCGTTTATCGAAAACTCTATAAACAATCTCATGCGGTGCATATTCCCACCGAACGTGTGACCTAGAACGTCTTAACTAATTCTTTAGGAGAAAAATAAAATGGCGAATAAATTAAAAATATCAAAATCATCGTTTAGCGGTCCGCTCACAGACACGACTGCAACAACAAATGTAATCACAGTAGACACAACGTTTTACTTAACAAGAGGCGACAGATTTGTCCCTGCTTCAACAGTAGGTGGATTAACTGGCGGAACAACATACTATGTAGATGAAGTACTTTCAAGCACTACGTTTACAGCATTAACCAAATCTTGGTCAGTACAACCTCATGTATCACCAACATTAACAAATACAACTGGTCAAAGTGTAATACTAACTTTTAACCAAGTTGACGAAGGATATCCATCAGACACACCTCAAGATATGGGCGTAGTCGGTGGAGACACTCAACAATATAGTAAACAGTTAACTGCATTTGGTGCAATTGCTATTGCTAATCCAGGAGCTTTCTGGTTTGACACATCAACAACTGATGTATACGGTGACAAAACCGCAGACTTCGATGTTAACATAGCAGTCGGCGAGCAACTTTCATTCACTGGCGACAATATACCTTTCGTAGTCGGTGCATTAGTTACTGGCGTTACTTATGTAATCAACAACACAGTTGGAACATCTGCGGCACAATGGATCGCAATGGGAGCAACAGGTGCTAACTTAGGTGAAGTATTCATAGCAACAGCCGCTGGCGCAGGTACTGGTTCAGTATCATATGCATCAAGCAGTGCTAACGTACCATTAGGTACAGTAGCATCTATAGACACTGTATCAACAGCAACAGCAAGTTCAGACGCAGGCACAGACTTAATCACAGTTACTTCAACTGCGGCATTTGATTTAGATGCTCCAATTTGGTTTGCGGCAACGATCGGTGGATTATCAGCAGACACTACCTACTTTGTTAAAACAATTGATAGTGGAACAACTTTCAGTGTTTCAGCAACATTAGGTGGAACAGCATTAGCATTGACAACAACAACTGTTGTATCAACTGCTAACATTGAAAAATTAACATTAGGCGCAGTATCAACATTTACTAAATCAGCCTATTCTGGGATTCAAGGAGCCGCTGATGAAGCAGTTTACATCTTACGTCAAAAAGGTAAGAGAAAATACTTAGTAAGCAACGGACCAGAAACAAGACAAGGTATTTGTACTTTAGTTAATAAAGCACAAGCAGATTTACTTGCTGGTGAGATGAGCATACAAGGTACATATGACAATGCGGGCGTTACTTACATTGAGTCTATCTCTGATGTTAATGGTTTACCATTCGATAACGATAGTGGTTCACCTCTAACTAAGGCTACTCAGACTGGAATGCAGGCAACGTTTGAAACAATCGCTGGTACGCCACTAGCTGGTTCAGTGAAACCAGTTATCAAACTTCCTTCAGCATAAGGGAACAGGTAACTTAAATGGCACAAAGTAACGCACAAAAACAATTGCAACAGTACGATACTGACATTGCTGTACTTAAAGTTGAGTTTAAAAACCTCGACACTAAGTTCGATACGGCCCTCGAAGATGTTAAAGCAGACATTAAAGTTAATTCTGAGTTAATCAAAGAGGGTAATGCATCTACACATAAGATGCTGATTGATTTTAACAAATCTAATCAATCATCACACGATGAAATGGCTGTTAAGATTACAGCCCTGGAACGTTGGAGATGGATGCTTATCGGAGCAGGTATGGTAGCAGGAACATTAGGGTACTCAGTAATTGAGTTCTGGATGTCTCATTAAAGTAATATAAAAGTTAAGAAGGGGTGCTAGTCACCCTTTCTTTTTGGGTTAAATCCAGGGTAGTACGTCAGACTGCGTAGAATCAACGACATCATCAATTGAGTCAAAGACTATATTCGCATTAGTAAAACTACTGAGGTCTCTTAGAACGTCTCTGCGGCGATGTAAGAGAGCATCTAACTCTATCTCACAGTAAGTTAAATCATGTGCTGAGTTCTCATCTATCAATTTTTGAAGCATACCATTTATCGGATAATAGACACCCACATGTTTTAAACTTTTAGTTACATGATGTTTCCATTCTTCAGGAGTAACATCTGCTCTATCGTTAATTTCTATTCTGCCCAACCAATGTTGTTTCCAATCATTAAATGCTTCTTCATTATATGCAAGCCATCGTTTTGTCATTACGAATGGGTATCCATCAAATTCAAAGGTAACAAAAACAATTTTATTAGTGATATGTACTGCTGGGGAAGAGGCAAATACTGCGTCAACATTATTTGCATTTAAGATGTCTACTATGATTTCTCCCAATGCCCCGTCAACAGCAATGACAGTGATCATAACTTCTTAAGACTTGCTAACTTTTCTGCGACATTATCTAGGCTAATTGTAGAAAATAATCCGGGGTGAAGAGGTTTGGGATAGCGATCATCTCCTACCCAAGCATACCCACAATGTTCGTTATTAAGAAGTGGTGAAAATTCTTCTTCTACTTCACAGAAGAATGTATGATATGCGAATGTTCCGTTGACAAATTTTTGAACAGGAACTAATTTCAAATCATCTTTCCAATATGCAATTTCTTCTTGGCATTCTCTTTTTAAGCCGGTTAGTAATGTTTCGTTCTTTTCAATCTTACCGCCTGGGATAGACCATGTAGGATTTTTAGATTCGTTTCTTAATAGATAAAGTGATCTTGCAGTTGATTTACTGTAAAAGAAAATACCAGCAGATTGATTAATAATGATCATACAGTTATTTAGTAAGTGACTGGGTTGCCCTTAAATAACTATACTGTAATCACCTTCGTTATAATAACCTTCATATGACTTCATCCATTGAGCAGGCAATCCGGGTTGCACAGAGTCTGCGGGAGTATCAGCCCAACGATATTGAATTTCTGTTGTTAGATTAATAAGATACTCTAAAGCAGTCGATGTGGAATTTATACTCGCATCAAATGCAACAAACCAAGTCATAATATCTGAATTAAATTGTAAGATATCATTAGCACCTGCTTCAACTACAGTGTATGCAGTTCCGGTGCCTTCTGGCTGTACATTGTTCATTGTAAATTGAGTGCCGATAGTATTAGTTGCGGCGCCATAGTTTCTAAAGTCTGTTGTACCTAAAGTTGCAATTTGATATTTTACATTTGGAGCTAGAGTAGTAGCAACCTGCGATTCAGGTGCAGTTGATTTACCTGTCTGACTTCCTATAATTGTACCCCATGATGCAGTATCAGATGCAATGTTACTCACTAACAAATATCTGACATTAGGAACAGGTCCGGGCAAGCCTGAGTTGGGCCCTGTAATTTGTGGATTAATAACTGAGTTAACTGGCTCTAAAGTATTTTGTGGTAAAGTATCTATGTCAACTTGAAAAATTAAATAACGATCATCAAGTGGATCAACTACTATTGTTCCTACAATCTCAGTCTCCATATATGGATTGTCTAACCAAATCTGTGAGATACCAGGGCGATAAGCACCATACATATTTAAGATTGATGTCCAAAACAAATCAGTATCTGGATTGACTGGTTTATCTAATGTTAAATTAGATGGCTGTTCAGGTATATCTTGGGGTAACAATTGTAATGAGTTACCTATAAACAATACTTGATATCCGTATGGAGAAATCTTTTGTCTTGTTCCCATTAGCAAGTCATCATCAGACATATCTTGTAATGTTTTCCCATCAAAAATAGATGCGATAACTTTATTAATAACACCATACTTTTTAAGTTTAGAAGATGTAGTAATCCACATGGGTAAGTAGAACTTCCATGACATGACATCAATTGGATTACCGGTTCCTTGTGGAATAGTACGAGATGAGAATGTTAAACCATCCTGATATACAATTGTTAATGATGTCCAGTCTACAAAATTATCTGTACTTTGAATTTCTAATGAAGGATTAAACAATGTTCCTAATTGCTCAATCAATTCTAATTTTTGCTGATAGTTAGTTGTCCAAAAATCAACTTGTAATCGAAGTGTATATGGTACTGGCATCAACTTCTCAACAGTAAATGCTTGTCCCTGTTCGTCACCGTAATTCTGTGAGCCAGAATCATATTTTCTTTGACGTATGTTTTGTTTCTCTACAAAGTAAGGCTCTTGTGTACGTTTCTGATCATACTCTAAACCGTTAATAAAATACGTCATCAAAGGTGCAGAGGGCAGGTTGGATGCCGAGTTGTTCGCAATAATAGTTGCGGCTTGTCTACTAGAGTCACCGTATTGAATTGGTACTCTAACTAATATAGGATTGCCGTTAGGATCATTTCCTTGAGTTACATACCAATTACTAAAAATTTTAGCAAACTGTAATAAAAATCTTCTTATCTGATTATCGTAAAAATATTGTGCCATTATGTCCCGTCACTTGGTGGATTAGCATCTGGTGCTATGTTTAATAGAGAACTTAGAGGTTGAGCAGATGATACATTTGCTCCATCGTTATTTACAAAAATATTCGCCTCGTTATTAATAAAGCCTGAAAGTTGCGAAGTATCAGCGGCAGTATAGCCTGTTGTTGTTCTGACATCTTCACTAACTCTTAACCAAAGAGTACCTGACCAACGATATAAAACATTTGGTGTATAGTCTATTCGCAAGAAGTAGTCTCCCACTTGCGGTGATGATGGGAATGATATTCCTGCTCCTGAAGGTAGACCATTAGGTGGAGTACCATCTCCACTTAAGTAACCTGTTGTATAACCAAAGTCTCTTGGAGTTGCACGTGCAATGAATTGAAATCTAGGATCACAGTCAGCACGATAGTCCATTGTATTCGGACCATATGGTTCCGTACCTGTGAACCCTGGTGCTACTGGATCTTGGTCTGCTGTTGCGTAAGTGTTATCAGCAGTACCGTATGGACCTACAACAGGCCCTGATATATTAACTGTGAGAAGTTTTGTTCCTTCTACTGCCCCTGAACCAGATCCTGTAGGAGACATTTCTGGAGATTCAACTGCTATTGATAAAGTCGCTTGTACAAACTTTTCTATCATTGCATCTAAATCTATTCCTTGCTCTCCATGTTTGATTTGCATTACTTCCATGACTTCTTTAGGTATTCTAATACCCGTAGATTCATTTTTGTATTTGTCACTTTTCATTGTAATGACTTCACCGGTTGCACTTAATGCACTGTTGCCAGGCATCCATGCACGAACATCTGTTGGGGGTGCCGGCTGATTTAATTTGTTTGATAATACATTGTTTGCTTCATATATACCGTAACCAGGAACAACATATAAGTCTGATGTATCGTAACCTGCTTTAGGTACAATACGTGCCGCTTCTTTTAAGTTAGCATCATTGATTCTAATGTTTTCATTGTAACGACCTAATACATCTTTTAAAGTTCTGCCTGTATCTAGTACCCAATAAAGATCTGGATTAGTTGCATTGGGTTTAGTTCCTACAGGTACGTCTTGTAATGAAAGATAGTTCTTGTCACCAAATGTCATTACATACCCTGCAGGGTAAGTTTTGTTCTTGTCCCAGTCTCCTAAATAATTATCTATATCATCTGGAGCACGTAAGATATCCTGAAACTCTTGGCTATCTACTAACTTCTCACATTTGATACGCCATAGATGAGGGTACCAATCAATTGCAAAGCCTTCACTTCCAAAGTTAGCATCTGTAACTTGATAAAATCTTTTTAGTGCTGTGGGGAATAAAGTTGCATCATCGTTTAATGGATCGTAATCAAGCAAGTGGGGTAATTCGATCACATCACCTACCATCATTTTTCTGCCTAAGATGTCCATCATGTCATTATAATGTACATTGATGAAAATAGTGTCATTACTTAAGAATAAACCGAATTGACTGAGATCAAAGTCTAAGTTTTGTACAGAGTAATGACCACGTAATCGATATATATCCTTCTCATACTTTCGATCTCTGTTCTCTAAGAACAGCAAGTCTTGTATGTTTGTTGGCTCCATCGCATCGTATTGAGGCTGTGTAAAATCTGTTGAAGGTCCTTGATCTAATGGTCCTGCATATTTATGGATATATAAATCAGTACCACCCACAGTCAATTGCTCAGAGATATTTCTGTCTAAGAAACGATAATCGTTCTGTTTCTGTTCCCGGTATAAACTTAGTCTTGGCATATATATATTTATCTTAATAGAATTACCCAGAGAATTTGGGTAAATAAAAGGTTGATACTAAAAAATATTTAATGTATAATGCTAACACTAAGTAAGAACATTAATCAATAAGGAGATGAAGTGGCTCGGAGAAAACAAAAGACAGTTTATCTAACACCCGAACCTAAGTGGGAAAAGTATAAAGGAATCACCGACGCCTCTGGTCAAGAGAGGGCGTTCCAAGATGCTCAATACTTTATCCGAACTGAGATCGGTGACAAGAAAAGATTGATGCGTTGTAAAACATGGATCAAAATAGAATCTGGCTGGCCTGCTGAAGACATAGAAGTTATTCTGCGAAATCCAGATTGGAACTTCAATTCTCTTTCAAGTTCAGTTTGGTTTTGTGATAAAGTTGGGTATATGCCTCAAGCACATACTGACCATATTGCAAAAAGCAAAGATGAGTGGATAGAAAAAGGTAACTTGATTGCTCAAGTAAAAGAAGACAAAGCAAAAGACAAACCGAATCGTCCTTCGATACAAGATATCATGCGAGAAAAATTGATGGAAGCCGGTGGAGAGATCGACGGTATAATGGATCAATTCTTTGAAGACGAAATAAAAATCGATCCTAAGTTTAATGCTCAGATTATGAAAATCTTAAACACATACAATCCATTAGCAAATCATGTTCCTCAATTAATAGAAAGTTATGAGAAAGAACAGAAAGAATTCAAGGAAGTAATTGAAGGGAAAGATGAACAGTTAGTAGAAGCCTATGATCATTTTAGTAAAAAGAAACTGAAGCAAACTATACTTGCATATGATACTATCATTAGTGTACTAAACTCTTATGCTAGTCTTAAGATTGCATCTAGGGCTAAACGTAAGACTAAACCGATCTCTCCGGAGAAAGCAACACAAAAGTTAAAGTATCAAAAACGTTTTGAGTGCGAAACAACAAAACTAAAACTAGAAAGCATTCGCCCAGCAGAACTGCACTTGTCTAAAGAAGCATGGTGCTATGATACTGCTAAACGAAAACTGCATCACTATATTGCAGATGATATGAGTGGGGAAATGTTTGTTAAAGGAAACACTTTGTATGGATTTGACAAGTCTAAGAGTGCAATTAAGACATTGCGTAAACCCAAAGATCAAATAAAAGAAATTATGGGCAGTAAACCCGCGGCACGTAAATACTTTGATGATATCAAAGCAGTCGGAGTCAAACCAAAAGGTCGTTTCAACGATCAAATGATTATTTTAAAGGCGTTCTAAATACATGGCAAACTATATGTTGATTGCGGGGTGTAGTCACGCCGCAGGGTCGGAGATTGATGGTAACTTATCTAGTCCAGAGAATCGTAAAGCAAGTTTTGGTAATGTTCTAGCAGGAATGATAGACCATGAACCTATTAACATTGCAAGAAATGGTTCCTCTAATAGTGCAATACATCGTAGTGTACTCAATTGGTTTACACTGAACAAAAAAATCGTAGAAAACAAGAACAACAATATTTTTGTATTAATTAATTGGGCAGAAAGTTGCAGACTAGAGGCTCCTCTTCCCCATGTATGGGATAGCAACCAAGATACATGTGCTGATTGGGCAGACCCAACGATGCAAGATTATATGCAAGTTAATTCAATGACAGATCCGCATACAGTTACAACATCTGAAAAAGAACCTTTTGTAACAACACAAAGATTTTTAGTGTACTCTGAAATTTATACAGAAATACTAACTGCTAAAGATGCTTTGTCTATACAATACTTTTTACAAACACAAGATAATATTAGATATCTTATGACTAATTCTGGTATTGCATTTCACAATCACAACATGAGACATCTAAAACCTTATTTAGAAAAACTAGATACACTTCATTATTATAAGTATAGAGATAACACCCAAGGGTTTTTTGAAAAATATAATAATGCTGGAATGACTAATCCAAAGGCTACGTATGGTCATCATGGAGCAGACGCACATTTAGCCAGAGCCACTGATTTACATAATTATATTAAACAGAAAAACATTTAGACTGATAAATACTAGAAATAGGAATTTTATCACATGGCCGCAAACGAATTATCAGTACCCAATAATCAGAACCTTGAGCAACTGAAAGAATCAATGTTCGACAACATCCGGTATAGGCTTGGTGATGGCATTGTCGATTTAGAATTAGATCCAGAACATTATGAAGCCGCATATAACTATGCAATCAAAACTTACAGACAACGTGCAGAAAACTCAGTACAAGAATCCTATACATTGTTAACTGTTGATAAGAACCAAGATACTTATACACTACCAACTGAATTCATTAATGTGAGACAATG